CCGCAAACAGGTTTGTCGGATATGGCAGTTTCAAGGCCTCCGCTGCGCCTTGGTAGGTGCTGATAAGAGCCTGCGCGATGCCAAAGACCTTTGCCACCTTGAGCGCCTTCTTGTTTGTCTGCCCCATTGAGTTGAGGATTTGCGCACCTGTCCCGACAATGGTTTGCAGCGCGCTTTCCGATCCGATCTCACGAATGCCCTGCAACCGCTCCTGGTGTTCCTGCTCAAGCCGTTCGCGCTGTTCCATGAAGTCCTGCTCTGTCAGCAATTCCTGCTCGCGCGCGGACATGAGCAATTCAAGGCTTTCCACGCGCCACGCCTCGATGATTTCACGCTCCGTCATGAGGCCCTGCATGAGGGCTTGCAGTCGCGCCTCAATAGCGGATTGTGGCCTCGCGCCCCCACCGCCGCCAAGGCCAGCAGAAGCGCCGAAGTCGGAATTGACACTCGGCAGTTGCGGGCGCAGGCTTTCCGTTGGCGCGTTCGGGTTAGGCGGCAAAAGATTCGGATCGTCAGGTGAGAGCCCGGTTCCAGTGTCCTGCAACAGCGCGCCCATTTCCATGCGCGCCACCTGCGCCTTCCCGGCCAGATCAGCGACAAGCGTTGCAAGGTTAGATATCCCCGCCGCTGCCACGCTGAAACTGCTGTCGTCAATGCTGGCAAAGGCTTCCGTCACACCGATGGCGCGGTCAATGATGCCCTGCAATTCAGTGCGGAACTCGTCTGCGGTAATGGACCCTTCGCGGAACCGTTCCGCCGCATTATCAGCCGCATCCGCGATCTGGCGCATCACGTCTTCCGCGCCGATTTCCCCGATTGATCCTAGCCGGTCAGCATATTCACGGATCAGGCTGCCGCCCGTATTTGCCGCAACGTTCAGAACCTCGACCTGCGCCGCCACATCGTCAATCGCATCTGCATGTTCACGGATTGCAGTTGGGTCGCCCAATAGGCGGGCAAACAAATCCTCACCAAGCGATGCGCGCGCAGCCTCAAGCGTTCCAAAGAACTGCTCCAGTTCGACCCTGAAACCGGCAACCTGCCCGACAAATCCGACAAGGCTTGTCGCTACCCGCTCAATCCCCGGTGCGACCGCCCCGGCCATCGTGTTTCCAAGCCCGACAAACACCTGACCGAGCCGCCCCACCGCATCATTCGCCCGCTCAACGTTGTCGGACACGCCCTGCGTTACAGCGATGCCGAACCGCTCCTGAAACAATGCCGCCTCTTGTGACTTCTGAGAATAGTCAGAAATCATGTTGATCGCGGCGCGGCCAGACCGCCCGAAAATATCCATCGCGATGGCGGTTTTCTGCGTGGCGTTGTCTACGCCATCCAGCGCCTCAGCAATCCGGGCAAATTGCTCATCCGGCGAAAGGCCCTGCAAATCGGTGATGGAAATGCCCAGCTTGCCGAACGCATCCGATTGCGCCTTTGTGCCTTTTTCCAGTTCGGAAATGTTGCGCTGCATCAGCCCGAGCATCGATGACAGGTTGCCCGCCTCAACACCCGCCTCACCGGCCACCAGCGTCATGCGCTGGAATGCCGCCGTTGTGAGCCCGAGAGACCGCGCCTGCTTTGCGAGCGTGTCGATCTGGTCAAGGCTGCGCTTGGTAAGAGCCGCCATTGCCGTGCCGACTGCCACAAGACCAGCCGCACCCGCCTTGGCGAATGTGGCGATGCTGGCCTGCGTCTTGGATAGGCCGCGATCAAGCCCCTTGGTGTCTGCGTCGATTATGACTTTAAGCGGTGGTAGCGCCATTGTGCATCCATTCCTTCAAGTCATCGAGATCGCCGCGCGTCAGCCGCCCCGCATACCCGCCTTCAACATCTTTCCGGCGCATATCCATTTCCGCGAAAAATTCCGGCATGGTCATGTCCCAGAACTCGGTCGGCTGGATTTCCCAAGACCGCGCCAAGACGTATAGCGCGTTCCAGTCGATCTGCTGAATTTCGCCCCCGGCATCCCCTCTTACTCGGGGGCCTCGGGCTTTTTTTCATCGACTTCCGGCATGATGCAGCCGCAGAGGCTTTCCTTGAGCGCCTGCAATTCGCTCACTTCCATCCGCACGATGTGCGACAGCGCCTCATCCTCGGACATCTTGCCGCCAGCCGAATTGACAAACTCGGCCAGGATGAATGCCATATCCGGCATGGAGCCCGCACTCGTTTGCAGAAAGAACATCACTTCCACAAGGTTGAATCGCGGGTTTTCCTGACGCGCTTTCATCTCGATCCGGCGCAACAGCCTATTAGACGGGGAAACGATGTATTCCTTGCCGCCAACCGTCAGCGACACATCACGAAAAACACCCATTATGCCGCCGTGAAGGTGATTTCACCGCTGGATTGGATCGACGCTGTGAAGGTCGCCGCATCGTCGTGCGGTGCGCCAATCTCGAAGCTGGAGAAATGGAACTCACCCGCGACGGTGCCGATGCCCTCAATGTCGATCACGTAGTCACCCAAGAGCGCCTGCGTGTTGCCAAGGGCTGCGCTCAGAAGGCTGTCGCCGTCCAGAAGTCCCTCGACCGACATATCAACCGTCCTGACAGATGCGTCATTCAGGAATGTGCGCCAGCCATCGTCGCCCTTGTCAGTAACGTCGATTGCCTCGTTGTTGATCGTGATGCTGTCCGAGCGAGCGCCCGCGACCAGCGTTCCAGAGCCAACGCTTGCGCCCTCATAGATGCGCACTCTGCGGCCTGCGATTTTTGCCATGATACTTTCCTTTCAGTGAGTTACGCGAGAGCCTTAGAAGTTGTCGTAAGCAACCCGCACGGTTAGCATTGCCCGCCGCGTGATGCTGTCGGGGTCTAGAAAACTTTCGACGGTTTCAACATCGGTCCAGATGTGATCCGCGCCGGTGATCGTTAATGGCTGATAATGCAGCAGGGCATAAACAGCCGATGCGATCTGGCGCGCCTGCAACATGCCCCGCGCCCGCGACCACACGTCAATCTGCACAACGCCTGTCGCGCCGTTGTCGCCCTTAGTGTCCCATTGGCTTGCCGTAACATCCGAAATCGTGATGTAGGGGAAATAGGCGACGTTCTCCGGGTCCGTGACTTGCGGCACATGATCAAAGACTGCGCTCACGCCCCATGCTGTCGAGAGGCTTGCCATGAGAGCAGAATTGCCCGTCAGCCTTGAATAGATCGCCGCCTGCAATGCGTCCGTTTTCATCGCATCGCCCTTTTCAGTGCATTCTCAAGCCGCTTGATAAACTTGGGCCGGATTTCTTCTGCCGCTGGACGCCATGCGGGACGCGGCGCAATATTGCGCGTTCCCCATTCCAGCATGGCCCCGTAAAGCACCTTATTTTCAACCTCAGCGGCAAGCCTGCCAATGCGCGAAAACACAGTCGCAGAGACAAGCCTGCCGGTATCCGTGGCCGGTGCCTCGCCAGGTGCCGATGCCTGGTGCGTCCGCGTCGGGTTTACCTTGGCATAGATGATGCCGGTCTTTGATCCGCGCTGATACCGCTTCACGATATCGCCGCGTAATTCCAGCCCGGTTGCGTTCACCGCATCCGAGACATACTTTTCGGCGTCCTTGCTTAACTTGCCCAATGCGCGGTTTAGTTCTTCTGTGCCCTCGATCCGAAAGTCATTCACGGCTCAAGGCACCATTTTTTCAAATGGCTCAGGAAGTCATGCGACGGTGTAGCGATGATTTTCTGGCCGATAATTTCCACCTCGATCATTTGCGCTCCCGCATCCTCAAGCGCGTCCCACTCATCCGAGAATTGTTGCAGTTTTCCCGGTGGCCATTCGAATCTGATGCGTTGCAACAACTCCACCACGGGCCATGTCTGGTGCTCAATGATAAAGCCCAAACTCGCCATCAGGTTGCCACCCCGCCCGCCAGCCTCATATCCAGCCATCTGTTGCGCCGCTCGACGTTGTCGACCCACTGGATATTGTGCGCTGCACCATCCACAAGAACGCGATCCGCCGCCGTAAGGCCAGCGAAATAGCGGCACGTTAGCCTGTCCGTTGTTTGCGCGTCCAGCCGCCCCGCCTGTAGCCGCTCAAAGCCGCTTGCGCCCCTTACCCATGCCCGCGTCGGTGCATCAGGGATTGCCGCCCACGTCTCAGTCCAGCCGCCCGCGCCATCAGTTGTGCGCGTGATCCGCTGGAATTGAACCGTGGTGCGGAGCATCCCCGATGTAACGTCGCAGCATTTCATATCAGAGCGTCACGCCAGAAATGATCGGCTTGAATACCAGAACCGTGGTTGACGATGCGGTGCCAAGGAAAACCACAGCATCGCCGATTGTCACATCAGCGCGCGGGGCGATGCCGCCCGCCGTGCCAGACAGATAATAGGACGTGCCTGCTGTTAGCACAGCGTTCAAGGTGACGTTCCCACCCACCAGAACCGCAAGGGGCTGACCAGCGGACGCGCCATTGAGCGCCATGAATACGGCCCCAAACCCTGCGGTCGGCACGGCGTCGTTATCCGCCGGCTTGTATCGGGCATCAGCCGGATCGCGGTAAACGATCTGCCCCGCCGTGATGGTTGCGCCCGCAACGCCGCTCTTCGTGCTGGCACCAGTGCCTGCAATCACGCTCGCCGCTGTAACTGAAATATCCGCCATTTGTCTTTCTCCGATGATGGGCAACGCCCGATGAGATTAAATTCGTGCCACCTGATACCACTTGGCCATGTCAGCCGCGCCGGATGCATGAAAGGCATTGCCCGGTGTGCAGCCATCGCCGCGATGCTCGTAAAGATACGCCGCCATTTGCAGCACGGCCCGCTTGAGCGGCGCGGGAACGTCCGACGCCGCGTCACCAAATCCAGCCGTGTATTCAATCTGGATCGCGTTTGTGTCCCGCAGGGCAATAGGCCATGTCTGACCAGCTTTGAGCGATAACCGCCCTGGCCGCTGATACGTGTCCACATCAAAGACGGTTGCCACAGTCACCGCAGATGATGCGCCCGCTTCATTGAATACCGTCACGGCGTCGATGCCCTGCAACGGATAAACCGGGATTGCCAGCGTAGCGGGCGCGCCGCGCAATTCGCTGATCGCGCCTTGCCGTGTGCCAGACCACCACGGTTCAGGGTTTCCCGGCCATGCGTCCAGCGCCAATCGCCACTCTTGCGTAATCATCGCAATGCCGGT